TCACCAGATGGAACTCTTATCAATCTTTATGCTGCTAGTAAGGAGGAATTGGAATCGTTGCTAACTGCAGCGCAGGACTTTTCCGCCCTTATTGGAAGCGTTAGCCAGGCATTCGGAAGCGCTGGATATGCTGCGCCCGTACGTAGTGCTGCACCAGTAGCATCTGCACCATCTGCTGATGGAGGCAATATCTGTAAACACGGAGCGATGACATACCGCGAGGGTGTCGGAGCTAAAGGACCTTGGAAGGGTTATATGTGCGCTGCTCCAAAGGGAGCAACGGACAAGTGTCAGACTATCTGGGTTCGATGACCCAATGCGAGGACCCCGTGAATACGAGGATCCTCTCTGCGCTCAATCAGGTGGTGACTTTTGGTTTCCAGAACCTGGACAAGGAATTACCCAAGAAACAAATTACGCTCGAAGTATATGTGACAAGTGTGTCCATAAAGTTGAGTGTGCAGAATGGGGTATCTACAACGAACATTACGGAATCTGGGGTGGCCTTACAGAGGCGCATAGGAAACAAGTAAGACGTAAGCTAAAGATACAAGTAATACGACGGGAGGAAAGTGCTTAGATTAGACCGCGCTTGGAAGTCTGTGCAGTCAACTGCTGCACCGCTTCCTACTGTGTGGAAAGATCTAGAGACTAAAGAGATAAAGTTTCGGCGTGGTCAAGTGTGTATGGTTGCCGCTGCACCCAATGCTGGAAAGTCTATGTTCGCTTTGGTCTATGCCATCAGAGCTAAGGTACCAACTCTTTTCTTCTCAGCAGATACTGATACTGCAACGGTAATGATACGAGTAGCCTCAGCGCTGTCAGGTCACGGACAGGTCAGCGTTGAGACTAATCTGCAAAAGAATCCTCGGCACTACGATTCATTCCTAAAGGATATGACACACATCCAATGGGTCTTTGATTCATCACCATCACTCGACGACATCGAACTGGAAATCAAAGCGTATGTAGAAGTCTTCGGTGTAGCACCGGAACTTATAGTCATAGATAACCTGATGAATGTAGTAGCAGAACACGAGAACGAATGGGCAGGGCTACGTCAGATAATGATGGAACTGCACGATATGGCTAGGAAAACCGAAGCCTGCGTAATGGTATTGCACCACGTATCAGAGCAGGGTGAGTATGGAGATACCACCACACCACCTGCAAGACGAGCCATACACGGCAAGGTAAGTCAGCTTCCGTCGCTGATACTTACCCTTGGTTATTCTCCAACTGAAGGAACGCTACGCGTTGCTCCGGTTAAGAATCGCTTTGGTCCTATGTACGCTAACGCTGACCAGCACGTTGCATTGTTTGTCGACTATGCAACTTGTCGGATAGAAAACGTAGATGAGATAGGCCGTATGGTTCGTAACTCTAATCCCTTAGTTAGGTACTAATGAGTAGCTATAACAAGGCTAAAGGTTCAAAGTTTGAGACAGATGTGATGAAATATCTACGCAAACTAGGACATTTTGCTGAGAGATTAGCCAAGGCTGGGGCCAATGACGAAGGTGACATCGTTACCATAATCGCAGGTCAGAGCTACATTTTAGAATGCAAGAACCGTAAGTCAATTAACCTTCCGCAGTTCTGGGCTGAGGCTCAGACTGAGGCTGACAACTATGCAAAGGCTCGTGGTTTACTTCATTCTCCACCGGCCTTTGTAATAGTTAAGAGGCGCAATGCCAGCATCGAAGATGCTTGGGTGATAACAACGTTAGAGAAATGGATAGAGCAAATGCCAACACCACAAGGTGAGATAACATCAACGGAGATTCTTAAACCAAAGGAAGAACCGAAAGAAGAACAGAAGTGATTTGCCACGACTGTCAGTTAGCTGGTGAGTACAACAGTAACAACCATACTACGATGGCTAAAACATTCCACGAGAAATGCGAAGGGGACTGCGGATGTCAACACAAGACTGGTCCAGGGTGGTACGTAAAGGCAAACGCAAAGGCTCCGTTGATGCAAGTACAATCCCCATAGGCGAGATAGTTTCTTTCTATGGTGGTGAAGTAAGAGAGGGACGGAACGTATCTGTTCGCTGTTGTATCCATAACGATACAAGAAGGTCAGCAGTAATAGATACCTACGGCAATTTATATTTCTGTCACACCTGCGGTAAAGGTGGGTCAGCTTTAGATATTATTATGGAGAAGGAAGGGATAGGTTTCAAAGATGCAGTCGAGCGAGCAGATGAAATCCTTGCTGGAGGCGGCAACGCGGTACGCAGCGAATCTAAACGAAGAAACCGTGCGATACCTAGAAGGACGTGGAATATCTGAAGATGTAGCTCGGCAGTTTATGCTCGGTACTATCACAGAACCAGCCAATGGACACGAGATGCACGAAGGTTGGCTATCCATTCCATACATCACGGTCCTTGGTCATTGTGTAGGTTTCAAGTTCCGCAGATTAGATGATGGCAAGCCTAAGTATGGCTCACCTCTTGGGCAGAAGTCGCACCTATATAACGTAGCCGATGTAACTTTAGATGCAGGAAGTATTGTTGTATGCGAAGGTGAGTTAGATGCAGTAGTGCTATCGGGTATGTGCAACATCCCAGCAGTTGGTGTGCCAGGTGTTACTGCTTGGAAGCCACACTTTGCTAGATTATTTAATGGCTTTGATACTGTTTATATTGTTGGCGATAACGATGTGAAAGAAGATGGCTCCAATCCTGGAGCTGAGTTCTCTCGGCGTGTCGCAAGTGAATTGACTAATGGACAAATAGTACAATTACCACCAGGTATGGACATCAACGAGTTCTATCTGGCAGAAGGACCTGACGCGTTGAATAACCTACTAGGAGGAGTGCGATGAATGAGCAAGAAAAAAGACCTACAAGAGGCAGCCAGATTATTGATGGATATGGGGATGATAATAGTCTCGATAGACTACAAGAACTATACAATAACGTGCCAACCAATACCGGTACGAAAATAGATGATGAGTTCATTCGAGATGTCTGGTCCATCTTGGACTCCGCTGGAAATCTGCTCATCCGCAAGCATAGTGATTACGGCCCGAAGAACATCGCTCACAGTCCAGGTGGAGCACTCAACGGACTCAGAGTGCGAATGTGGGACAAAGTGGCTCGTATCAATAACCTCCTTGATAGCAGAGTATCTCCCAGTAACGAAAGTCTCCGAGACTCCTTCATAGATTTACTTAACTATTCTGCTATTGCAATTATGGTATTAGATAAGAAGTGGCCTGAATTACCTAATGACTAACGAACTCCACCCTACGTTAAACGATCTAGTGCCTTCAGTAGTTGCTGTGGTACATAGAAAGTTTCGTACCTATGTGGAGAAGGTTGATCTACTACAAGAGGGTTGGGCTTATGCTTTGAGTAGGGCAGATCAGTACAATGAATTATTATCTAATGAAAATGAATTGCAAAGAAAGTGGAATGAGAAGAAGGTTGCTTGGCAGATTCGTAGAGCGATAGAAAGATACGCTCGCAAAGAGAAGGCATCAAAGTCTGGTTATCAGATAGGTGATGAAGCGTACTATGACACAGTTACGATCGCGCAGTTACTCCCCTTCGTTATTAAGTCTTTCGTAAATGATACCGCTTTAGAACAGAGCCAGGTGCTAGTCAATGACGGCACGCCGAAGAAGCCTTCTGCTCCTGCTGAGGGTGGCAATTTACTAGCGATGCTAGTTGATATAAAGAAAGCCTACGAACTCCTCGCTAAAGAAGAGCAAGAGATTCTTCGCCTCAGATACTACGACAACCTAACCCTACAAGTGATCGGTGAATACTTAGAGTGTCACCTATCTACTGCTGAACGTAGATGCAATAACGCTCTGCGTAAACTACAAGATCACATTGGAGGCAATAGCCCTTGGCAATAATAGTTCCCCTAACCCAAGCGGAAGTGCGAGTATGTACCTTGCTGGCAGTAGAACGCTGGCTTACTAAGTTTGGATCTGAAGATAGACCTAACTATGCTTCAGGTAAAAGGTTTGGAAAGTTAGAACCTGAAATCAACGCTAACATCAGAGCGAACGTAGCAGAATGGGCGGTAGCCAAGCAGTATAACCTCGCCTGGAATATCCCCTGGTATCCCAATGAACTACATAAACAGCGTAAGAATATCCCCGATGTGGGCAACTTTGAGATTAGAACTGTTCGCACTCAACCTGCTATCCCCTTTTGGAAGAAGGATGCTGGTCGCATAGTCTATGGCGTTAAGGTTCTTGATGAAGAATACTTCTCGCAAGTAGAAATCTATGGCTGGTTTGAGGCAGATAAGTTTATGAACGATGACTACGCTGATAATTCTATAGAAGGCTGGCGGGTTCCGGTGGATCAACTTACGCCGTGAAGTACGAATACACCTGCCCAACCTGCTACATAACTATCTTTGTTGAGCGTTCTATTCACGCTGAATCTTCGCCCCCTCCTTGTAGTGAATGTAGTAAAGAAACATCTAGAGTATGGGATACTCCAGCGATTAGTTTCAAAGGTAGTGGCTTCTACTCTACCGATAAATAAAAGAACCCCGAGGTTAGTCGGGGTTCTACTGCTAGGTCGAAAGGGATTAAGAGCCTAGCAATTCTTATTCTAATACAGAGATAGCGATATGGCAAGGATCTCCACCAGTATCCCACTCATCTCTTTCCTCTTCTGTCATATAGTCATAGTTGCCTTGGTGAGTCATACAGTAGGGCGGGCTTATCCAACCTCGCTTGACTCCAAAGCGTAGCCATAGTCTATACATCAGTAGTGTCCTTTCTTATTCCAAAAAGCCCAAGCCTTACAAGGTCGCTCATAACGATGTTCAATGTAGCGCAAACCTCTAAGTATCTGGATTCTAGGGTCTGAACTTCGCTCTCTAAGTCGTTGAGCAACCCCGTAAGCGCTTGATCTTGGGTTCTTTGCCAAGTGGTCAAAACGAGATTCGTAAGTCCATAAGAGTCTGAGGCAAGCCCACTCTTTTCCACTCCATCCCCACCCCGCACTAGCGTAAGCCTTGGCGATTCTCCGGTTCTCTTGCTTCTCATCCCAGGTCGCCTGCCTTGCTACTATCACCAAGTCGCTTGGCATCTTGATCGGTTGCTTGGCTTGCGGTTGGTGGAAGATAACTAAGGTTAGTCCTGCCACTAATATCCAGCCAAACTTTGCCTTCCTGTTCATCTCTTGCCCTCTCCTCCTCGAATAGTTCTCGATATTGGTCGGGGTAGAGGTTGGCTAATCTTCGCAAAGCGCGATCTCTTACCCTTCGGTAGTTGCGTTGGCGAACCGCTTGGGTCACAGCAGTTCTCACCCTTCTTTCAGTTGTCGTCATTAAGATTATCCTCCCATACTATTAGGGCATAGGCTAACAGACTTATCAGGATCACCGCTAAGAATAACATCAGTATTTCACCTTCATATCATCCCAGGGCTTAGAAGGTCTAGGGTTAAACCTGTCGTCCAAGGTAAAGGCTAGGCAGGTTCTCATCATAGGAGTCACTTCTATCTTGTCCGTGACTAGGCGAGGTTCTTCAGGGTCTTCCTCATTCCATACACTCACATAGACCTTCCGGTCCAGCGCCCTGCGAAACCACTCCAGCGCCTCGATAGTGCTAGTCCCTCCCCATACCGCGTTGTCCTGCTGGTCGCATACCTCATAGAATTTAATTAACTTCATCTTCTTCCTCCACTTCTACCGGCACGAGGGTCGCGCCGAGTGCTGTCTTCATATAGACAAGGTTGCGCCGGACTTTGGCTCTCTTGCCTACCTCTGTTGCCTTTACGATCAAGGCTATCTGCTCCTCCGTTGTTAGTTGGTTAGACATTAGCCA